AGCAATCAAGCAAACTCTACGCTAGTTCAGACATGAAACTCTCTGAGGCGTTCGCTGCGGTGGCCGCAAGGCTCCAAGAGCAGGCCACCGATCTTTCTCACAACGATATTCGCCGTCGTCTTCAGGATGCGCTCGAAGACGAGCACTGTTATATCTGTGACGTCTTCGGCGACGATCAATCCGGCGACGTCGTCTACTCTGACAGCGGCGACCTGATGAAAGCGCCGTACGAGTTTACAAGCGTCAACGGAAAGCAGATGGCGTCTGTCGATCATGACAACGCCGTAGACGTCGTACCGCGGACCACCTACGAAGAGGAACCGGACGACGACGACCACTACGCGTCGATGGAAGCCGCTATGCAGCGCGACAAGCTATATAGCGAACTTCCGCTGTACGAGCGCTTCATCTCGAAGAACGAACGCGACAACGCCGACAAGGGTAGTTTCGCCGGCAAGGGCAAGTCGTTTCCGATCCTGAAGCCGGCCGACGTCATGGCGGCCGTCAAGTCAATGGGCCGCGCGGGATCTGACAACGTCGCGACATCGACGCTCAAGGCGAATATTATCCGGATCGCGAAGAAAAAGGGCTGGGCCAAGCAGCTTCCGAAATCCTGGCAGGGCGATAGCGCAAGCGAATCACACCGCGAGCCGAGCATCTTCGACGTGCTCGACCTAAAAGAGAGCGCCGTAACACTCGAAAAGATCGTCCTGAAGGAAGCGCGCGCCGACTACCCGATCAAGCTTATCGCCCCGGGTGCCGGTAGCTCGGCGTTCTACCCGGCCGAAGTATTGCGCCGCGACGGTCCGAAAGTCTTCACCGAGGGCACGCACGTTTATCTGAATCACCCGACGAGTACTGAAGAGTCGGAGCGGCCGGAAGGCGACGTTAAGAACCTCGCCGGAGTGCTGACGAGCGCTGCGGTCTACAACGAATCCGGCGCGAAAGGTCCTGGCCTGTACGCGCGCATGAAAGTCTTCGCGGACCACGCTCAGATGGTCGAAGAGAAAGCCGATCATATCGGCATGTCGATCCGCGCATCCGGTAAAGCGGAATCGAAGCAAACGAAGAACGGTCTGCCGGTTCTCACCGAACTGACGCGCGCCGAGAGCGTCGATGTAGTAACCCGCGCTGGCGCGGGTGGAATGATTTTGACCGAAGCGGCTCGCCGAGAAAGCGGCCAGGAGGATGACGACATGGAAACCAAGCAGCTCATCGAGGCTGCGGTACAGCCGTTCTACGCGCGCCAACGACGCGACGACGCGAAAGGCGAAGCTCAGCGGCTACTCGCTGACGTAACGCTACCCGATGCGGCAAAGGACCGGATCATCGGGCGCGTTATCGAGAAGCTCGACGTCTCGAAGGACGTTGACGAGAAGGCGCTTCGAGAATCGGTGATTGCCGAAGCCAAAGCGGAGGGCGAGTACTTGGCTCAGATCACAGGAGCCGGCCGCGTCTTCGGTCTGGGCTCCACTTCGGTCTCGGAGAGCGCTCCGAAGCTCTCGAAGAAAGAACGGAAAGCGCTCAAGGAATCGCGCAAAAGCGAGAAGAAAGACCGTATCGGCGTATACGAGTCGCTCGGGATGCCGCGCGCCGCGGCCGAGATTGCGGCGAAAGGACGGGTTGCATAAATGAAGAATCAAATCTTCACCGGCTCACCGACTTCGCGGCGGTTCGCGCTCTGTCCGACTACCGTCAAGTCTGGAGATTTCGTACTTCTGGGAACCTTGCCGGCAGTCGCGCTCGATGACTACCAGACCCTAACCACCGGGACGACGTTCCTGATGGGCGGAACGTTCGCGTTGACGGTAGTCGGTCAAACCGTCGAGTCGCCGCAGACCACCCACAAGATCAGTCCTGGCGACAAGCTTTACTTGAACAACGCCACGCTTGATGCGGCGACGAACGTTACGACTGGCGGCGTAATTGACGCCAACTCGGCCGGTACGCTAATTGGCAACCTGGACCCGAACTACGTCGCCGTCGGTGCCGGTCTGACCGATACGGCTGCCCAGGTAAACATTCTGTCCGCGAGCTAGGAGAGCTGAGACACATGAAACTATTCGATGTAACGGAACTCAACGCCAGCGCGCGATACCAGGGCGACGAGCAAGGACTCGGCGAGTGGGCGCACCGCGAAGCCACGCTAGACGGTTTCTCGGCCGCCACCAGGAACGCTAACGGTCATCACCGGCGACGCGTTGACGAAGCCGCGCGGCTCTATGCCGACGTGCTCAACGGTCACCAAGATCCATTCCTGCTTCGCGAAGCGATTACGCCGCGGCATCCGTGGGCGGTCGCTGAACTGCGGCGACTCTATCCGGCTCTCTACCAGCAAGCATCCGGGATGATGGTCGGATTGCGCGAAACGATGTCAGTGACCGACTATCAGGCGCTCTTCGTAGATGTGCTTGATCGGATCTACTACGGCTATTACAACGCGTACCCGATCGCCAACAAGCCGTTGGTGAGGATTCACGCGCTTAGGGATTTCCGCCTAGTCTCGCGGTATCTCTTGGACGGTGTTGTTCAGCCGTTGACGAAGATGGACCCGGCCGCACCACCGCCCCAGAGAGCGCTCATTGGGCCGAACCCTCAGGACGGCTCGCCAGCTACCACTACCGCGCCGATTCAGTATCAGCCGTTCCTCTGGCAAGCCATGACGAGCGTAAACTGGCGCGCGTTCGTCAATGACGATCTTGGCATTTTCCGGGATCTCGGCCGCCGTCTCGCTATCTCCGCAAACCGCGGCATCAACAAGTACATCACCGGGCTCTTCGTTCAGTCGAGCGGCTTGAACACGTCGCTGTACAGCGTTGGGTACAAGAACATCATCAACATTGCGAACGGCGCGACAAGCAACAATCCAGCGCTAAGTACGCAAGCGATGATCGACGCTCTCAACGTTTTGTCGAGCATGCTCGACTCGACCGGCGATCCTATCCTGGTAACCGGCCGCATCAAATTCTTCTATCCTCCGCAACTCGAAGGCACTGCCAACAACATTATGAACGCCTTCAACGTGTACGTTCAGAACCAGGGCGGCGTGACGAACCAGCAAGGCTTCCCAACTCAGTTCTTGAATGTCAAGCCGTGGATGATCCAGCGGCTCGATCCGGTACTCGATCCGTATTTGCCGATCGTGAATACGACCTCTGGCAAGACTGCTTGGGGACTCGTGGTAGATCCGGAACTCCAGGAACGTCCCGCGGTCGAAGTCGGATTTCTCAACGGCTACGAAACGCCGCAACTGTTCCAGAAGTTACCGAATACGCAGCGGATGGGCGGCGGCGTCGATGCCATGATGGGCGATTTCTATTCGATGGACTCGGATACGAAGATCGTAACCGTTTTTGCCGGCGTTCAGATTGACGGCCGCTCGACTGTGGCTTCGAACGGGACCGGATCGTAAAGGACTGGTGATCTCAGGATGCCAGGGCGCGCCGCAGTTTCACTCTGGGGAGGGCGAATTGCGGCGCTCTTAGTTTTTATGAGCTTTACTTATGGTCCACTGTCGAGTCCGCCGTTCTCTAATCCGCCGATCGATCTGCCGCGGCTGTTGGTAGCCGATACGAACGCGGCCAAGCCGATCTTTCAAGACGAAGAGATCGCCCTGGCAACGCTTGCTCAACAGCTACAATTCCAAAGCTCAATGACGTTCTCTGGCGCGGCCGGCCGCAATCTTCCAGCCAGCCCAGTATCTTACTTGCGCGTCGCCGCGCTCTTGCTCGACTCGCTCGCAGCGAACAAGGGTAGGCTTGCTGGGATTCAGCAGATGCTCGACATCAAGATCGATGCTTCCAAGGCGGCCGTAGCCTTGCAAACTCAAGCGAAAGCGTTGCGCGAGACGGATGATAACTCGGGCGCGTTCATGATTATCGAGCAGTGTAACGACTACTTCAGTTTCTCTGATCGGTTCTGGAAGCAGGTACAACGCCAGAGTGGCGTCTAACGATGAATCAGAGTCTTAGCTATGAGTTTTCCGAGCCGATCGCTCTTGCGATCGAGAGCGACGCGCTATCCTCGCTTACCACGATCCAGCAGCAGTTGAATATCGTCGACCCGCTCGGCCAGACCGACCAAGCGGACTGGGTAAACGTGCCTGGGCTCGTCAATATCCCGTCGATGTTGGCCGTGTTCCGGCCGGCAACGCCAGATAAGGCCGCCGAGATACGTATGCCGTTGAGCATCGACACTTCGAATTATCGGCACAATCTTTTGAACGGCTACTATCCAGTGATCCTTCAGAAGAACCGCGCAGTTGTTGATGGAACAGTATATGACGTCTTTGCGGTCGAACACGACTCACAACACACAATGACGCGTCTGGCGTTGAGGATCTACCAGCAATGATCTTGAACGCACGGTTCGAAAACCTCGATGCGCTCTCGCTTAGGGTACGCTACTTGCGAAACGCAGCCCGCACAGGTCTAAAGCTAGGCGTATCTGAAGCAGCTAGTATCTTCGAAACTGAAGCCAAAGAATTGGTTCCAGTCAAAACCGGAGCGCTACGTGATTCGATCCAGACCGAAACTATCGTAGACGATCCAGAAAATCAGCAACTCTCGATCGCTCCACATACGCCGTATGCCGCTCGTGTCGAGTTCGGGTTCGTCGGTGTTGACTCGCTCGGGCGGAGATATCACCAGATACCTGAACCCTACATGCGCCCAGTCTTTGATGCTCTACGGGATGAAGCCAGCCAAGTAATCAAAGACAGTATCTTTGAGCAGATGGACGCGGCGGTAGCATTGGTCTCTGCTAAGCGCGAGACATACCTTCAGGGAAGGAGGCGATGACTCTTGAGCAAATTTTTCAGAACGCTATGGTCAGCAATCCCGGTGTCAATGCGATTATCGGCAACCGGCTATACCTCGTTCAACTTCCTCAGAACCCGGTCTACCCCGCCGCTGTCTACCAGCGCATCTCGACCGTGCCGATCTATTCGCACTCGCCGGATACCGGACAGCAAGGTACTGTCGGTTGGGCGCGCTTCCAAGTCACCGCTTGGGCGACCGGAGCGACGTCCGGAGCAACCATGGAAGCTTTCGCGGCCGCCGTGCTTTCCGCACTCCAAACGTTCAACGCCTGGGCTCTTCCGACAAGCCCCCAGGTTATCACCCAGTCACCGAATTACATTGTCGGGCGGCGCATGTCGATCGAGCCGCAGACTGACCCGCCGTTGTTCATGGCAGTCATCGACATCAAGATCTGTTACCGAGACCAGTAGAGAGAGGACCTTATGCACCTGACTTTTGCAACTATTCTGTTTTTCGCTCAGCACCACACTGGCTACTCGTTAGTCGCTGTGATCTCGCTCGCTGGCCTGCTCGCATTCAAGCTCGGCGCGTTGCTCTTTGGAGTTGTGACGCCAGCGGCGTCGCCGGCAATCAACACATTTCTACAGCTCGGCAACGGCCAGTCTCCGGAAATCTTTACTACGGTCGCCAACGTATCGACGATTAC